CTAAGTAAGAGGCTATCCCTGCTACAGGCTGAGATAGAGAGTTATTAGTAATGCTATCCAAATATAATCCTGCACCAATTCCTGTATAAGCGGCACTACCGGATACAAGAGTAGATAAACGTGCATTCCAATTTATAACTCCAGCGGCTGATGCAGTTCCAGCACCAACATGCAATGGGGAAATAGGTGTTAATCCTATGCCAATAGATCCGGTAAATTTTGCACCAGATAAAGCAGCTTTCTCACTCGCAAGCTCATCTATCGCTGCTTGTACATTTGTTGCTGCTACATCACCTGTAGCAACACTGCTTATTGCAGAGGCTGTATGTGCCCCGCTTGTAGCGGTTATATGGGTATTGGCCGCCTCTAACGTTGTTGCTGGTGCTGTATACCAGTTTGATTTACCAGTTATCTGCTTGATCATATTGCCTAGCTTGCTTAATAGATTGGTCAATAGCCCTGCCCCTGATGCTGCTGTAGTGGTATCGGTGATGGTTCGATTGCCTATTTTGGCGTCGGTCACAGAACTATCCGGATGGTCTAATGTAGTTGCAGTTTTATGCTCCGTTATGTCTTTTTTTGTTGCAAGTGTCACGCTGTCTGTGATGTTGGCCGTCACATTTTGAGCATTACCGACAACAATATATATTTCAATAACTTCCTCAACCGCATTCACACTTGGCAACGGCATATAATCCGCTTGAGTTCCAGCGTTCGTGTAGCTGTATAGGGTTTCAGTTCCGCTTTCACCAATCTTTGCAAACACCCCGATTTCTCGCACGAAAAAACCAGCTGTCAAATTGGTATTTGATATCAATGCCCTGATTCTAGATTGCCCGTCTCCAGTCACTGCTAAATCCTGAACCCCAAGCGTCATAACTTGGTTTTTTAGGGCTGTCAGCGCATCGTATGATTCGCTGTCAGATAATAAACCATCACCAACCGCAATTTTTGTTATGATCAGCTCACCGCCAATCTGTGCCTGAGCCTGTAAATTTAAACCGGCCGTTGTGAGGATCATTCCGCTATATCCCGACATATTTAGTTCGCCACCTTTACTGATATAATTTTTGCTAGTTTGATATAGCAGCCATAGACCGCTGTACCGTTTATCGTGTTCAGACTAAAATCTGCAACTGGCTTAATTGTTCTTGTTTTGCTAATTCGGATATAATAACCAATACTGTATTCCATATTGACTGGCCTGTCATAATGCAGCAGCCAACCTAAATGGGCCGGCTTATACAGATTGATTGCTTCGATCAAATCCGACAAATATAAAACACTGCCGCCATCAGTAACAATGCTGAAACTATAATTTTCATTATCTTCAACGACCGTCACGGTTGCAGCTGTGGATATATATTTTTGAGCCAACGTTGTTAAAAATGCGACCGTGCTTGTTTGGTTTGTTTGATACCTGGCCAAGATCCGATTCCGGCGGGCCGTGTAATTGTCCGTGGATTTCGGTGTAATATTTAAAATCCGTTCGTAACTCGATAGGCCCCATGTTGCCGTTTCAATGAAAAACTGATTAAATATGTCCTGCAGTTCCAACCTGATTTTTTCATGTTCCACGCTGCATACATCAGCGACCGACTTGAAATTTAGATCAGATTGCAAGAATTCCGGCAAGTATTTCAGGATATTTACGGCATTACTACGAAACCACATTCAAATTCACCGCCCCACATGTCGGCAGCTGATCATCACTGATTATAATATTCGTCGTGCCGTCGTTTAACGTTAAATTGCTATAATCGGTTATGCCGTCCGTTTCAAGTATAATTTTCCCAATCTGCGCGATCGAAACATAAGTTGAATCAAAGCCGGTCGATTTGAAATAAGTATTCACGGCCGTTTTTACGGCGTTAGCATTAGCCGTACCAGTAATATCCGCCACGATATTTATTGCCAATGGATCAGGGCTTGTGACTGTGACCGTGGCTCCGATCGGTCGAACGCTTTCAATGTATTCTGCGACATTTGAAATCAATGTGCTGCTGGCCGTAGCATTATCAGAATCAACGATAATGACCTTCACTGTTCCATTGCCAGCCCATAATGATTGGACTTTCACCTGTCCAACCCCCGAAATACTCAGTGCCCATTGCTGATAGTGGTATTCGTTACCGGACGTTGCAGGTGTCCTTACTTTCAGCAGATATCGTTCAAGCAGGGCCGCATCTGTTTCTTCGTCATAGCCATCAGTGGCAGCAGCTTCATTTGTTACCGATGTAACCCCAGGTATGGAATACGGGATATTGATGATCGTACCAGCTTCAACATTACCGACCGTTCCGACTGTACCACATTGAGCCGCGACCGTCACCGTTCCATCGATTCCAATCGTCGCGACTTCAGTAGTATAAAATTTTATATCCTGGGCCGTCGAAAACAGACTGCCTTTTATAATGCTTGATCCAGCGTCACCAGTCAATTTTACCGTCGTGACAGATGCCGTGGCCACTTTTCGTATAACGCCAAATTCAGCTGCACGGGATGTTAAATATTGTCCCCAAGAAGTATCCGCGAAATTAGCTTCAATCATCAATTCCATTTCAGCATACGCCTGTTCAAATTCAACCGCGTTTGCCGTCAGCATATCCGAATTAAAAGTACCTTCGACACTTGATTGACCATTCAATGCCGTTGTCAGGTTTACTTTTAACCTGCTTAAAATATCGGCTTCGCTTTGCGCTTCAAAACTCATTTAATCACATCCTTTAACTTTATACTGTCAGCGCGCCGTATACAGTCGTCAGATCGATTGTGAACGCCAGTACGTCCGATTCATCGGTAAACGTTATACTGTCAATACTCTCAATATATGGATTGATCAGCAAGGCTTCCTTGATATACCTTTCCACCTCAGCGGCACTGTCAGCGTTGTTTGTTGATTTTCCTATGAACTGCTCTAATTCGATGCCGTAGGCGTTGTCATAGGCTCTGTATTGCCAACGTTCTGTAGCCAATGTCTTATAAATCCAAACTTTAAGGGCTTCATTCTCGGTCACAATCTTATGACTGCCGTTCTCAAAAATAAAACAATCGTTTTCAAAATCCCACGCGTATTCCTGAAATGTTTCTAAGCTGTCGGAACTTGTGCTGCTGTCCGTTGTCGTACCGCTGACAAAAGGATTTGCCATGTTAACACCTGCCTATAGATGGACAATCTTGTCCAAAATAATATATTGCTGATTGCTGCCGTCCTCACTGACCATCGGCATAATGGAAACGCAATCACCGGCGACCAGTGTATCCGTATAAATGATGGTATCCGTGTAATCGTTGGCTATGTCGTGATTATGACTTTCATATTGAGCATATCCGCTACCACCGCCGCGGTTCTGCGTTGCGCTGACAATATTACCCTTTGCTGTCCTAACATACCCGATCAGCAGATATTCGCTGATCCAAACGTCCTTTTTGTCCAGCATAATGCCGTTATAAGAAACTTGTATTTCGGGCGGTGGGGAAATGATTTTTCCAATCTTAATAGATGGAGAATTGTTGTTTTTGCCGACACCCGCCATTACTCCCAGAATGGTTCCATAAGGATTTTCACGCACAGCTGACCACCTCCAAGAATTCCAGGTCAAGTTCCATTTTGTGAATGTTTCCTGAAATACTATGGTGGTCACTCCGGATCGTAAATTTCCCTTTCAACTGTTCTTCCTGAATTACAATTGCATAACCCGTTATACACTGGACATTGCCAATGCCGGATAAGCTGGACTTGAATGCCACCGTCTTTAAAAGGGCTTTAGCTGCCGTTTGTGTATCCTGCTTACTGTCCAATTTGTAAACGTCTTGCAACTTTCCATAGGCTGCCAAATCTGATGCGTTGCTGACACTGCCAATTTCAGCACCGTTATTGTCCACGATCATAACAGTATTGATCATATCTTCAATGGATTCACTGTGATTTGTTGCTTCAACATTAACGGTATCTGATGCAATATAATTTTCAATCGTTTCACTGCGCTCAATCACATACAATTTATCTTGATTCATGTACATGTGATATTGCTTCGCATTTTGCCAATAGGCCATATTGAAAGCTCTTTTGATAATCTCAGTACAACTCATGTTGTCCGCGATAAAATCAACGTAAATTCCGATATCACATATACCGCCAATCTCAATATTCATTTCATTTGCGACCTGCTGAATTACACTTTCGACCGTGATATTAGAAAATTTTCGTGTCGTTTTTGACTTCGCAAAATAGATTAGACGATCATATGCCACAAACTCAAAAGTAAAATTGGCAGTATTTCTTTGACGCATAAAAATAACGCCGCGAAAAATCTCTATCGGCGTTGCATCAGTCATATTATCATCCGTATAGTACAAATAGACGATATCCCCAACAATAATATTTTGATTAACAAAAACTGTATCTTTTGTATTGTAGGCAATGGAAAAATCCAGTTTTCGGCCAGCCTGATCAACGTCGCCCTGCCATTGATAAGAAATTACATAGCTTGAAATATCTTTGTCATTAACCTTACAACTGAAAATTCGTATCACCTACCTTTATACTTTTTGTTCCAGTTACTTTTAATACACTTCCTGCTGACAGTCCGCCACTTTTAGCAAGTACTTTATAAGCTGATAAATATGATTTTGTGGTGTCGGTTACACTGACCGATTGCCCTAATGCCTTACTTGCAACGTCCATCAGCGAATCGCCAGGATATACCGTAATGGATTTCACGGCATCCGTGACGCTTGACGCGTCCGTCCTGTCTTTCAGTCCAGTTACGGTGTTCACGGCATTATCTATCGCGCCACCTACGAATTTATATTCTTTAAGATTTAGCATGAAATACACATCACCGCTACCGTCTTTTTCTTCCCAATCAAAGCCGTCAATTGTCACTGCGTAATTAATTGGCGTATCCGTAATTGTAATTCGTGCAGGTTGTCCGGAGGTTCGCCAGCCATCAATGGTATTGACATAATTATAAGGAGAATCAGGTGTACACTGACAAGAACTATATTCTTGATTTGGGAAAAAGCTGTTTAAATCTAATAGTTTCAGACCAGTTTTCCCAATCATATTCAGCTCACCCAAGCTGTTTATATTGACGGTCATATTATTCTGTTTCACCGACACTTTGAAACTGGATGGAGGTATTGGAAATTGAATTTTGTTGCCAGCACTCTGCAAATATATTTTGGGCGGTTGATTCGCGGTGCCGGAACTGGATAAAAAACTTGATACCAGGCTTGAAAGAATGCTGCTCACTGAATCAACTCCTTATAAGAAGGCGCTTAAATAGCGCCTTCCGCTTGATTTATTGCATATGATTTCAATTTAAATGCTAATTTTTCAACGATTTTATCAATGTCAGCATCTTCACGAACAATTAGTGTTTCTGCTAGTTTCGGAATATTGATATTTATATCGCCAGTTCCTGCTTTGCGCCCTCGTTCGTATTCCTGCCGCATAGATTGACTATGTGGTATTACTCTTGATCCGCTTGGTAAGTCCACAATTTCTGGCCCTGCGTCATGGATCATAGCTGGACCGCCGCGCCAGTTTTCCGTCCCATTTGCCAACATTGGTATTTCCGGAATAGTAACTGCATAGGACTGTCCGCCAACAACTGGCACCCACCCCGGAATGTCTACATTTATACCGTTCATGCTTTGGATCGCACCGTTAATGATACCAATAATTCCATTCATGGTAGATTTGCAGATACCTCCGATGGTGGCGAATATACCAGAAAAGATCTGCACCAATCCCTGCCATGCCATTCCCCAATCTGCCGATAACACACCAGTTATAAATGTGATCAAACCACTAAAGATATCCATAACCCCGTTTATGATTTGCCCTAACCCTGTACTAAAGCCTGTAAATGCGCCTATCAGCATATTTACAACTACCATTGCCATTATGATTAGATTGTTCCAGCAAAACTTTAAATACGCTGAAATACCTAGCCAAACAACATAAATAATAGCTGCAATAGCTTTAAATACCGCCGAAAACAGTATATACAATGGTAAAAATACTACTTTAGCTACAGTAAAGATGACCGTCCAAATTGTCACGACAAAATTACACCACGCCGAGAATAACCCTTTACTCAACTCAAAAATTGACGTAAATTTACTAAAATCTACTCCACATTTTTCAAGATAAGTTTTAATTGCAGTTACTGTACCATTAAATATAGCAACTACACTCGCCCATAATTTTATAAAGAATTCTTTGATTGGTTCCCAATATTTATAAATCAAGAACGCTGCTGCACATACGGCAAGTATTGCTAACCCTATGGGCGACATAAACAAGAACTTTGCCGCTGTGCCGACATACTTGAAAACACTAATTAGTGTGCTAAATCTATTAGATAAATAAGAAACTGTCCCACCAGCCTTACTAATTTTGTCGCTGAGATCTGCAATTTTTGTTATCCCACTGCCAACAGTGCTAATCGCCTTACCCGTTACACCGCTAAAAATTGTCATAATAACAATGGCTCGCGCGGCACTGAAGATCATTTCTTTTTGCTCTTTCGACAGTGAATTAAAAGCATTTACCATTTGCGTGATCATAATCGCTGACCGATTGAATAGCGGTTCTAAGCCGTCAACAAGTTCCACGCCAGCATTCCGCAACATATTAAGTGCTTTGGTTGTCGCACCCGCTGGTGTTTTTAATTTACCTAATGTTTCTGCTGTTGCGCTTGTACTATTTTCAATTTGCTGCATGACTTCATTAAAGTTCTCCGCTCCACTTCCAGTAATTTGCAAGGATAACTTAAAGGCATCAACGTCTTTAATAATCTTGCCAATCGCCTCTTCACTGCCACCCGTTTTATCCTGTATTTCTTGTAGAAAAGCAGGAAAACCTACAGCCTGGATATGCGCCCTGTTTAATTCTATGCCGTAATCCCGAGCGGCTTTTATTGCTTTCGGACTCGCCTTTGCAAAACTTTCAAAAAGGGCGTTTAATGCCCCGCTTGCCGCTGCACTCTCTGTCCCTTTTTGTGTCATGATCGCGTAAGAAGCATACAATTGATTAATATTTACTCCTGCATCTGCAGCATTTTTCGCCACGCTCATCATTGCCAGCCCCATCTGGTCTGTTGACACTTTACCAATGCGACTACCGACTATTAACTTATCATTGATATAATGCATATGTTCAGTTTGCATATTGTACGCTTTTAAATGCGTGGTCATTACATCTGTGGACGTAGACAAGTCAAGCTGTGAAACCTTAGTTAATTTAATGTTCTCGGCTAAAAACTTCATAGATTCCCCAGCTTTTACCCCAGCAATCATAACTTTATCTTGTGCTTGGGCTAGTGTTTCAACAGCAACGCCTGTGTCATTGCTTAGTTGGAGCATTTCTCGTTTCATTTTTTGCATATCGACGATAGTAGTATCTACACGCGTTGACACTCTTGCCATGCTTTTATCTAAATTCTGGCTTAATTTAAAACCTGCCGTCGCTGCGCCCATAAGAGGTACTGACAATAAAGCCATTTTACTACTCAATCCAGATATAGCCTTGCCCGTGCTTTCAATATCCCCACCTAGCCGGCGATGCATTTTACTATGTTGCTCCAAATTATTGCCAACCGCTCTTAATGTCGGTGTGAAGCTATCCTTTAAACGAATAATACTATCAATAACCCTTGCCATTTACACGCCCCCTTCATCCGGGGTATTTTCTTTCTCACGCTGCTCCATTTCGTAGCGCATAAAGCTGTATACTATTTGCCGCTCTCCCTGGTTCATCCAATATATTTTACTTGGCTCGTAATGATGGTAACGGAAAAGAAGATACAAAAGCTGTACCTCCCAATCCGTTTCAATTAGTTTTTTATTTCTTCGTTCACTTCTTCATCGTCTTTATCATAGCCGGATAACTCATTGATTTCATTATAAATATCAGCAATTTCGCCAGATAAGAATAATTTAGAAACCAATTCTTTAGGAGTTATAACATCAAAATGTTTTAATAGTTTCTGATCTTTTAAAGATGGTTCAACAACGCCATCAATAATTGTCAACACCTGCATATCATAAATATTAAAGTCTTTAAGATTGCCTTTCTTGCCAAAATCGACCACTTGCCGTTGAATGTCTGCATAACGTTTTGGATCAAGTGCCACAAGTTCTATTTCAAATTTGGTATTTAACGCTTTTGATAATCGTTTGATTTCAAGCTTTTTCTTAGGTTTTTCAACCACTTTCCCAGCATCAGCCGCCAATAATTTATCAAGTAAATTCATTTATATCATTCCTTTTCATTAAAAAATAAAAAGACTGACATACGCCAGTCCCTCAACCTTATTCATCTGCCAGGTCTAAAATATCCCAATCACTAAATGTAAAATTGTAGGATTCCTCGCCCATTTTCTTTGCTGACCAATCGGCCAAAATCAACTCATCAAAAACGGCATCCTTAATGACAACTCGTTCAGTACCGATCGCATCCGGATCAGACAATTTGGAAATGATCGTACAAACCGTCTGTTGACCAGCCTTCATATTATCATTCATTTTGCTGATCATATAGGAACTGATTTTGTTCATCTTTACGCTGCCTTTGCCGGAATAACCAGTTACTTTATACTGCTTCGCCAATTTCTTAACCATGTTGATTTCGGTCTTATCGATTGAAACGGACGCTTTAAACTCTGTGACCTGTGCCATATAGTCGCCATCAATCCAAATTTCGCCTTGGGTTCCATTCATGACATTCTTTGCTTCATACCCCGTGGCCATATTCACATCACCTTTCTTTGTTTAAAAATAAAAAAGACCAGTATGCTCTGGCCCATTTGTTAAATGGAAATTCCTAACGTAATATCTTCAATTGCGTCAAGAATTTTGATTGACGCGGACAAGAATACTTGATCGCGCGTATTCTCTTCATTGACTTCCTGATCTTTCATTTCGGCAAGTTCCGCTGCAGTATAATCACCATTGGAAAGTAAATATGTCCGTTGTTGTTCGGTATCAATCGCCACGCTGTTTTTCTTCGGATCTAAAATGCCGTCTAATTCCAGCTGATCAAAATATCCTTGAATCGCTGAAATAAGCAAGCATTTATGATCATAGCTGTTGGAGTATTTACCAATATATGAATCATTAGCAGTATCTTTGATATCATCATGAATCATATCCATTGCATCAACCAATTTGACCTTTTTGAATGAATCGCCTTTGCTTTCCGTGGTTGTTACGAATGAATTCACGCCGCGGGCAACCTTGAATTTTTTGCCGTCATACATGACGAAGAATTCACCGTCGGCAATCTTAGCGTCCATTTCTTCTTTCGTGTAGGTGTCGCAAGAGATAACCTCACTAAGCGGCGCGAACGTGCAGGAAATTGTCATCGGCGTTCCGGCAATCAAGCCGGCAATGCGGGCGCAATACTGCGCCGTGGTGTAAGTCTTTGAAGCCGTTGTGATCTCCGTATTCGTGAAATTTACAATCCCTTCGCTGTCGGCTTTGATGTTCGGCAGAACGGCCTTGACCATCTTGTCTTTTGTGGATCGCATGGTCTTAATCCAGGTTGCAATCGTGTCAACATCGTCCGTCTCAATATCTGGAATGGCTAGGTAATCCCAGCGCGCATTTTCCAACTTTAGCAAAGCATCATTGTAATTTTCAGCTGTGGTCGAAACCACATAAACTAAGATTTTTTTCGGCGGCGTTTGATACCCCTTCAGACAAAATTCAATTTGTTCCTGATTCGCATCCGTCAACGTTGTCGGGATATCCGTCGTAGTATAAATGGTAAGCGGCGAACTAAAATTCGCGGGGGTTTCTTCCTTCAAGATCAGCGCAACTATGCCGCGCTGACTTCGTGTAATTGCTGTAATCGATGTTGATTTAAAAGCAATTGTAATTGACGGTAAACCCAATCCCATGTTTCATCATTCCTTTATAATCAATTTTTTATTTAAAATTAAATTTTGCATAAGGTCATAACCTTCGTCCGGATCAGGCCGATTCGTGCTGTCAAAATACTCAATATTAATAGTTGCTTGCAGTATATCTTGCTTTTCGCCGATCCTGTCAGTCGTAAAATTCTTTACATGCAAATACCTATCACCAACAGCAATACCAGTATCAAAAAGAAGATTTAAATCGTCCGTCATGTTTAAGTATTCGATTTCTTTGTTAGCTTCAGAACTAGCAAAATAAGTGATGATAATACTTAAACTGTTGCTGTTAAAATTGATGGTTTCGCCATCAACCCTTTTGATTAACTTAATAAAAAAACACGGCTGAGAAAATCCTTCAAGAATTTCATTTGTATAAATTTTATAACTGTATTTTGTCTTAATTAATCCTGTAACTGCTTTAATTACAGCTGTTTGTCTAAGCACCTCATCACTCCTTTTCTATTTTTTTTGCAATCTCATTCATAAAATTTTCTAGTTCGACTGGAACAACGGTTTTATCCACTTCCTGCACCGTTGCCTCAAGAAAGTGCTTGCCTTGTACAAAACCCTTTTTATTCCCCTTTGAATCGACTTTAGCGTGACCACGATCCACAAGATGAAAATGCGGCGAAGTTGACCAGATTTCCAATTCCAAATCTTCGCCTCTGTAACCATTTACTTTTGATTTCCATGATTTTTTTAATTTCCTTTTACTGTTGATACCTGAATCTGGCCCCTTCTCCCTTACGATCTTCTTAAATTTGTTTCCTATTTTCTGTAGCCTCTTTTCAGCTTCTTTAGGGAAAGAATTAGCCATCTGCTTGATATCTCCGAGAAGTTCATTTATGCCTGTTGTTTCATAGCTGCTCATGTTATTTACCCCTCACTTTCTCCGCACAATAAATTTCTAAGAACCTGTTTGCCATGCCAGGATTGACAACGTTCTGTATCTCAAAAGTTTGGGTTTTATAACGAATAAGCATTGTATCATCAACGGTTTTGCAGTAACGAATTGTTATTTTATACGTATTTTCCGTTCTTATTTTTTGAGCTTCATAATATTCCCGCCCCCTGGCCGGCTCTATTTTAGCCCAACATGTCAACAATTCCTTCTCTTCTATCTCCGTTAACCCTATTGCATTTTCTTCAACATCTTCATAGGTGACAAAAGCTATCCTTCTGTTTAAATCGCCAATATTCATGCCGTCACCTGTGATAGACGCAATTGAGCAATCAACGAATTTAAACTAATGTTAAGGCTACCAATATTACCACCGCCAGCAAGAAGACTAGGGTTTTCTAGAATCGTACCAACAACCATCGTGACAACGATCTTATACAGAGGACTTGCATAATTTATTGCAACACCTGCATTTTTCAAGTACTCTTCAGCGGCTAATTGGTAGCCCGTTAAAATTACATCAAGATCGTCACCATCCACTTTAAGATATTTTTTAAGCTCTTCTACGTCCATATAGCACCACCTTACCCGCTAATTTCTACGCCATCGACAATAGCAGGAGCTAATACAATTTTAAGACCAGACGCTTGATTCTCTGATCGCACCCGCGCGGACAATTCTTCGTATTCATGAGCCATCAAAGGACGGGTTACTTTAAAAATAATAATTGTTTCTGTTTGCTGCAAGACTTCAATTCCTTGCATAGTAATCACTGGCGTTGCTTTTACATCTGTACTTTCAGTACTTTCATCTGACGTAGTAGTTACTGGTGTTTCGGTACTCACCGCATCTGTAAGGACAGCTTCATTTCCCTGTAGCGCCTCACTGTCTTCTGACGCAGACACTGGCTCTGTAATATTCTTTTCAACCTTATCAGCCATATTTATCACCTTTCTTTAATAAAAATAAGTTAGGCTTCCTGATTACAAGAAGCCTAACTTATTTTTTAATTTTATTTACACCGCTGTTGCTTTCTTGACTCGAAGGAAACCGTTATAAGATACCACATTACCGCCTGCATATACCTCACCGCGGTGTGCAATCATACCTTCTTTAAATTTATAATCAGTGGAACGCTGCACATCTAACTCGCTGAATACAACTAGTTTGTAATTAGACAGTGCACCATAAGCCATGCAGTATGCGCCAGAAGCCGTAACAGTAGCAGAAAGTGCAGTAGCAGCACTATTGATGATATATGGAATACCATCAATGGTGCCAGAATTTCCTTTTGATACAATGGTATGGAAAGTCTTACCGTCAGTTGTACGTAATTGACTAAATGCTTTTAAGTCAGCTTTATTTAAAATCAAAACAGCCTGATCTTCAACAGCTTCATCGCCACCATAACTGAAAATAATTTCATCTAGTGTAGTATTACTAATTGCTGAAACACTAATATCAGTAGAAGTATCTATCGCCGTTGCTGCTGTGGTTAAAATACCAGTTAAATGTCCAGTCGCCCCAGTACCAATCAAAATTTCTTTAGCTAATTTCTTACGTGCAGAACGAGAAATGCCATTCATGACAACACTCTCATAATCGGCTGCTGGCAATTTTTTAACTTCATTTGTAATTTCGCTATATGCCGTAATTTTAGTCTTATTAATATCAGCATAACCAAAATCGACATCCGTATCGCCCGATGCAACGCCTTCATTAGTATAATTACCATCTGGAGTATCTTTCTCATACGGCTGAGAAAAAGACTCGCCACCCGTAAGTACTAACCGATCTACGCCATCAACCAAGCTGGACACTTGATTGAATGTCCCATTAATAGTATTTGAAGTTATTTTCGGTAATACAATACTAGAGCTCGCTACCGTTACAGCGCGGCCTTCTTTCAATTCTTTGCCACGTTTTTCACGTTCCACTGCATTGATTTCCTCTTTACTACGTTCAAAATTAGCACCTTCCAGCTTCTTAAAGCCCTTGCCAGGTTGGAAGGAACGTTCCTCTTGATTGTCTTCTTGTCCATGTCCATTAATGACTTTTGTTCTTTCCTCTTGCCCTTTTCCTGGTTCTTGTTCAATAGGCAATGCATCAATCAAGCCGCGAAGTTCAGTAATCTCATTATTTAATCCCGTGATCTGTAAGTTAATACTTCTAAGCTCCGCAACATCTATGCTTTTTTCAGACTGACCTACCAAGACAGTTCTGGCTTCTTCTTTAGCCTTAAGCATTTTTGCTAATTTATTTTTCATATTATATTCCTCCAATAATTTTGTTTTTTAATTTATATATATCTAGCTCTTTAGAGTTATCCAACCCTTGCGACCTTGCATTCTCCAATGCAAGTTTGGCATTGTCCAATGCCGTCTTATCGCGAGCGTTAATATCAGTAGACTCATAGTAAGGCAATGAGGACGCGCATACTTCATATACTTTTTTAATCTTTTTAATGCGCCTTGTCGGCATATCGCTGTCCATGTTCTCCCATGCCTCTTCCTGAACATTAAAAATGAAGCTCATGCCTTGTATATCCCCTCTTGAAATGCTGGAATACAACTGCTTCGCTTCTTGATTATTTTCTACATCAATATCAGCTTCAAAATACAAACCTACATTGTCAGTTTTAATTCGCATGGTGCTGTTAGCATTATTCCTGCGGCTTCTTGCCAGTGGAATTTTTCTAGTTTCGTGATTGACGCACAGTAAAACATCGTCAAAATCAGTTTGATCAAATGCACCGCGCTCTATAATCTCATAGTAATAACCAATATCAGCTCTCGAATCATATACAGCAGGATGTCCATCAATCCGTTTTAAGTTTTCCTTGCCAGCATCTGTAATGTCCATTGCTCTAAAATCAAGAATACCAAATGATCTTTTAATTGGTTCTTCTGTCTTATCCAAAACTTTTTTACTCACTATTTCCCGTTCCTCCTTTTGTTGTCTTGGGGTTATCCTTATTCCCCGCATTTTTAAGTTGATAAGCATCTACAATAGTAGTGCTCACAAAATTTAAAGATTGGAGCCGTCTATCGCCACCCTCAAACGGTTCAAATCCAAAGATATCATTAATCTCATTTAATGTTAGTAATCCTGTATTAGTAGACAATGTAGCAAGCTCAATTTTATTTGCCATAGATAGGTATGCTACCTTGCTGTAATAGCATTTAATCCTATGTCCTACATCTTGCTCACGTTGTGTAAATAAGCAGCTTGACATGCCTTGTTCAAACTCGACAATAAAATCTTCTATGCACGTTTGATAAAAGGCACTATGCTGCTCTCCACTATAATCACCAGACATAATG